TTGGCGACATGGTGGATGACCCGGAAGCAGCCCAAGGAGGTGACCAAACTGCCCCGGAAGCGGAACCAGCACCAGTTGATCCAGCAGCAGCGGCTGTACCTGCAGAAGAACCAGTACCGCAAGAGGCTGTGGATCCCGACAATCCTAGGGACTACGAAAGACCAGCGATTGATCGTAAGAAGTCAGGCGAGCCACCGTTGACCATGAAAGATGTAGAATACAAAGACGACAAGCCCAAACGTGATTTCGAAAAGAGAAAGCAGAGGCTCAACACCGAAGAATTAGCAGAGTTTATCACATCATTTTATGATCGTGACACCGGCACATTCCCCAAAGGCCCAGAAGGCGTTGCTATCATGGTAGGTAAGAAATTTGGTGAACAGGCAGAATCAGTGGCTCGTAGATTTGTAGAAAGAATGGCACCGAACCAGACAACTGATCAAAATCCAGAGTTGTCACGTATTAGAGAATTGTCAGGCATTAGCCAAGGCATTGGAATGTAACAGTTTCGTCGCAGTTAGATCGGGCACTTCGGTGCCCTTTCTTTTGGCTAAATGAAATCAAACTTTTGTGTAAACGTTTAGTCCTACTAAAGCGTTATATATATACGTAGGGAATATTCTTTACGTAAAACAACCTAAAGGAAACTTTAAAATGAAATCCATCGCAATCGTAGTAGCATCATTGTTCGCAGTATCGGCATTTGCACAAGCACCTGCAAAGAAAGAAGAAGCCAAGCCAGCAGCGCCAGCTGCTACAGCAAGTGCTCCAGCACCAGCTAAGGTAGAGGCTAAGAAGGACGAAAAGAAGCCTGCAAAAAGCGAACCTGCTAAGAAAGAGCCAGCTAAAGCAGACGCAAAAGCCGCTACTCCAGCGAAGTAATTTCGGATTAGATGGCAGTGATCTCATCTTAGATGATGAGATCACATTTGGCCGTAATCGGCGAGCAGCAGAGTTCGGTAAGGTAGTTGAAGATGAGTTATCGGACTATGTAAAGTTTAGATTATGGTTAGCAAGGCAATTAGCAATGGCAAAGTATAAGGAAAAGTGGGCATGACCCGCTTTTTCTTTTGGTAAAATGAATCAAAAAAATAGCAGATAATCATTGACCTTGATAAATAAAAAGCGCATAATAAAACATGTGCATAAGGCATATAAAACATTTTAGGCATAACATAGGAGGCATTTAAAATGGCGTCACTCGCAGAAATCCGTGCTAAACTTCAAGAAGCACAATCAAAGTCCACAGGACAATCCACCGGCGGTGGAGACAACGCAATTTACCCACATTGGAACATGCAAGAAGGCAAAGAAGCTGTCGTACGTTTCTTACCTGATGGCAATCCCAACAACACATTCTTCTGGGTAGAACGTGCAATGATCAAATTGCCGTTTGCAGGTATCAAAGGTGAAACAGACAGTAGGTCAGTACAAGTACAAGTTCCTTGTGTGGAAATGTACAACGACGGCACAGTTTGCCCAATCCTTTCAGAAGTTCGTGGTTGGTTCAAAGACAAGAGTCTTGAAGAAATGGGTCGTAAGTATTGGAAAAAGCGTTCATACATTTTCCAAGGCTTTGTGGTTGAAGATCCACTCAAGGAAGATAAACTTCCAGACAATCCTATCCGTAGATTTATTATCGGTCCCCAGATTTACGCTATCATCCGTTCAGCATTGATGGATCCGGAATTGGATGAGTTGCCAACAGACTTCTTGAAAGGTCTGGACTTCCGTATTGCTAAGACATCTAAAGGTGGCTTCGCTGACTACTCTACTTCAAAGTGGAGCCGTCGTGAGCGTTCATTGACTGATGTCGAATCAGCGGCAGTAGAAGCACATGGTCTTTTTGATCTCAGCGGATTCTTGCCAAAGAAACCCACTGATGTAGAACTCAAGGTCATGAAAGAAATGTTTGAAGCTTCCGTTGATGGTGAAGCCTATGACATGGATCGTTGGGGTCAATACTTCAAACCAGCAGGCATGAGTCAAGCCACTGGTGATCCTAATAGACCAGCAGCCGCTGCCGCCTCTGTGCCAGACGCTGATGACGAACCAGCTCCTGTAGCCAAAGCTGCTCCAGCAGCCGCTCCAGCAGCTTCAACAGAATCTGCCAGTCGTGCGCAAGACATCCTTGCCATGATTCGCAATCGTCAGAAGTAATTAGACTAAACATAGAGTGTGGGGCAACTCACACTCTATTTCTCAACAGGGCAAAAAAATAATGGCAAAAGCATTTGATATTTCTAAATTTAGAAAGTCAATCACTAAATCTATCGACGGTTTAAGTATTGGCTTCAACGACCCAACCGATTGGGTTAGTACAAACAACTACGCATTAAACTATCTTATCAGCGGAGACTTTAAACGTGGTATTCCACTAGGCAAGGTAACTGTGTTTGCTGGTGAAAGTGGTGCAGGTAAATCATTTATCTGTTCAGGCAACCTAGTCAAGAATGCACAAGCACAAGGCATCTTTCCAATCTTAATTGATACAGAAAACGCACTTGATGAAAAGTGGTTACACGCACTTGACGTCGACACAAGCCCAGACAAGTTGTTAAAACTTAACATGGCCATGATTGACGATGTGGCAAAGACTATTACAGAATTTGTGGCGGAATATAAAACAATGCCCGAAGACGAGCGTCCTAAAGTATTGTTCATTATCGACAGTCTTGGAATGTTACTGACTCCCACTGATGTTAACCAGTTTCAAGCCGGGGATCTTAAAGGTGACATGGGTCGTAAACCTAAAGCACTAACAGCACTTGTTCGTAACTGTGTAAACATGTTTGGTAGTCTAGGCATTGGGCTGGTAGCAACTAATCACACATACGCAAGTCAGGATATGTTTGACCCAGATGACAAGATCAGTGGTGGTCAAGGTTTCATTTATGCAAGCTCAATCGTAGTTGCTATGCGTAAATTAAAACTAAAACTTGATGCAGATGGCAATAAGACCACAACTGTGCAAGGTATCCGTGCAGCTTGCAAGATCATGAAAACTCGTTACGCAAAGCCGTTTGAAAGTGTACAGGTTGAGATTCCTTATGAAACAGGTATGAGTCCATATAGTGGATTAGTCGACTTGTTCGAAGCCAAAGGCATGCTCAAGAAAGAAGGTAACAGCCTTGTCTACACTACTAAAGACGGTGAGATCATCAAGCAGTTCCGCAAGGCTTGGGAACGCAATGAGAAAGACGGCTTAGACATTGCCATGGAAGACATTTCAAAACATGGCGAAATTTCCGCTTCAGAGATAACTACTATTGTTGAACCTGAAACGGAGATTACTGAATGAAAGAAGATTTAATTGCCGACTTATGGCATGTGGTAATTGGGCATATACCTGAAAAACAAAGGCCAGATGTGGCCACTGATTTTGTAAACACACTGTTGGACTACGGTATCAAAGAAAGTGTATTGGACAGCCTGCAAGGAGTAGATCCCTTTCTTGACGAAGCTATCACATATGCTATCGACGGTGAAGAGATTGAAGACGATGCCGACAGCTACGACGAAGAGGAATAAATGAATTGGTACGACAAGGTTAGTAAAGATATAAGCAACATTCCAGATGCTGCGGCCTATTATGAAGCTGAGTTAATCGAAGCAAAACAAGATGTCCGCATAGCGGGTAACATCGAGAAGGCAAGTTCGCAAATGCCCGGCATCGTGGAAGAACGCTTTAATCAACTTCAAGAAATTGAAGGTATCCTTGAGTACTTAAACATTGAACTTCGTAGACTTCGCAGTCAACATTTTCGCAAATATTTAGAAAACTATCAACGAGCTTTATCTTCTAGGGACTGTGAAAAGTTCGTAGAAGGTGAAGCTGATGTTGTAGATTTTGAAAAGATCATCAACGATTTTGCCCTACTACGTAACAAGTGGTTGGGTATTATCAAAGCACTGGATCAAAAACAGTGGCATTTAAGTAACATTGTTAAACTACGAGTATCTGGGTTAGAAGACGCCAGTCTTTAATGCTGGGTAATATACGCAGATAAATATCTGCATGAAACGCATTGTACTAATCACAGGGGGTTTCGATCCCCTTCATTCTGGGCACATCGCCTATATCAACGCAGCTAAAGAACTTGGCGATTCGTTAATCGTCGGAGTTAATTCTGATGAGTGGTTACGCCGAAAGAAAGGGCAAGAATTTATGCCCTGGGAAGAACGTGCATCTATCATTGCCGCACTTCACTATGTTGATCGAGTTATTAACTTTGACGACAGCGATAACAGCGCCAAAGACGCCATTAAGAAAGTCAGAGCAATTCATCCAACAGCTCAGATAATCTTTGCCAACGGCGGAGATCGAACAAAAGAAAACATCCCAGAGATGGATCTACTTCAAGAAATGCTTCACTTAGACTTTGTGTTTGGAGTTGGCGGCGAAGATAAAAAAAATTCTAGTAGTTGGATTTTACAAGAATGGAAAGCACCTAAGACAGAACGTCCGTGGGGCTACTATCGTGTATTACACGAAGTACCAGGAATGAAAGTAAAGGAACTTACTGTTAATCCTGGGTGCAGTTTAAGTATGCAACGGCATCAACATAGATCGGAATATTGGATTGTAAGTGAAGGCAACTGTGCAGTAAATAGTACAATGCCTAACGGTTATGCACTTCCAAGTAAACAACTGTCAATACACGATGAATTTAAAATACCAGTGCATGATTGGCATCAGTTAACTAATCCGTATACTACACCTTGTAGAATTGTAGAAATACAATACGGTGAACAATGTGTTGAAGAGGATATAGAAAGAAAATGATTAATATTTTTATCGGGTACGACCCGCGAGAAGCTATTGCATTTCATGTGTGTACTAACAGTATTATTAGACATTCTAGTAAACCCGTAGCTATAACTCCGCTTGCTTTAAAGAACATGCAAGACTATGAAGAAAAACACACCGACGGTAGTAATCAATTTATCTATAGTCGTTTCCTTGTTCCACATCTTATGGAATATAAAGGATGGGCAATCTTTATGGACGGCGATATGCTGTTACGTGATGACATCGAAAAACTATGGGCGTTGAGAGATGAGTCAAAGGCGGTTATGGTTGTCAAGCACGACTATAAAACTAAGATGACAGAAAAGTATCTAGGGTCAAAGAACGAAGACTATCCTAGAAAAAATTGGTCAAGCGTCATCCTCTGGAACTGCGAACACGCTGCAAATAAAGTAGTTACTACTGAGTTTATAGAGAATGCCACTGGCGCACAGTTACATAGATTTACATGGTTAACCGATGATCTAATTGGAGAACTTCCTGCTGAATGGAATTGGTTGGATGTAGAATATGATCGTAACCCGTTAGCAAAATTAGTTCATTATACGTTAGGTACTCCATGTTTTCATGAGTTCGCTGACCAAGGAGATTTTGCAAACGAATGGCATAGAGAAAGGCTCTATGTTGATTACTGTTTACAGCGCGGCTTATGATATTTCTCAGCAAGAACGGCGAAGATCCGTATATTAACATGTTTGCACAAGGCTGTAAGACTAAATTTACAGCAACTGATAATTTTCAATACAGCAGCAGTCAAGATCCTATTGTGCTGAGAGGCATTCTTAAAAAGAAAATAATTCATAAGTGTTGGGAAGATCAACGTGATTTCTATTATATGGATACAGGTTATTTCGGTAACGAGATCACAGATTCTAATCCCAACGGATGGAAGTACTGGCATCGCATAGTAAAAAATGATCTACAGCATAACACTGTGATAAAGCGACCCGATGACAGGTTCCGTCATTTTAATAAAAAAATACACGAATGGAAGCCGCCTGGTAGAAAAATATTGATTGCGAAACCTGACGACAAACCCATGAGATTTTACGACTACGATATGCAGACATGGCTGGATCATGTAGTGTCAACTATTAAACAGCATACCGATCGTCCGATAGAAATTCGTGATCGTGCAGCTAAAAGATTAGATCGAATGGTTACTAATACACTTCAAGAGGCACTAGATGACGATGTGTTTGCTCTAGTGACTTTCAACAGTGTAGCAGCCACAGAAGCTGTGTTTTATGGCGTTCCTGTTTTTACGTTAGCCCCTTCAAACGCAGCAGCTCCAATGGGACTACAAGATCTCAGTTTGATAGAAACTCCTCGGTACCCGGACACAGATGAGAGATACCAGTGGGCCTGCCATTTGGCTTACGGGCAGTTTCACAACAGCGAGTTATCTTCCGGACGTGCATTAGAATTATTACAGAAGAATTTTTAAAATATGAAAGCACTAATAAGCGACAAAGAGATAGCAAATTTTTTAGTGACACTGATTACTAAAAGTTTCAGTGACGCTGATATAGAAACTGCGTTATCTCTAGAATACAATGAGCAAGAACTAGGTAATGAAATTTTAAATGTCATTGAAAAACGAGATTCTGGAAAACTACACAAGTTCAAAGATAAGATAAAAGGAAAACTGCACTCAGCAGTAAGCAACGATCTACGAGCACATGTTAATAAACTTCAAAATTTTTTAGACGGTACCCGCAAGAGAAAAGAATATGTTATTAGAAAAAATATTACAGCGATTATAGAAACCTTAGGTGCTGACAATATTCTGCAATTATACAAAGACAGCAATGAACAAGGATTTGTTAAATCAACAGCATTGCACATTGACTCGAATACAGAGTTAGTTAGGCGGTCAGTTTATCAAGAATCCGCCGAAACATGCTTTTTTAGAAACATGGACGGTAATGAACAAATGTTACTGTCGAGAATGGGAGGAGGGCATCCATTCTGGTTTATTGATACAGGGTATACAAACTTTTTACACGGAAAACAGAAAGTATGGCATCGATTGGTTAGAAATAACTTGCACCATTCGGCAATGTTTAATCCCCCAGTAGATAGGTTGGGAATTTTTGAATCGTTTCCACAATCTTGGAGAGAAGGCGGTGATAAAATTTTAATTATAGAACCCGGCGGATTTTCTGCAAGAACGTTTGGTATTGATATCGCCCAGTGGAAAAAAGAAGTCGAAGTTGAAATTAGAAAATATACTGACAAAAAAATAGTTATTAGAGAAAAACTAAGTAAGAAAGTTAGACAAAATCTATATAAAGAATTGTGCGACGATGATTACTATTGTGTTATAAACATCAATTCAAATGCTGCTACAGAAGCAGTGTGGGCTGGCGTACCTATAATCACACTTGATAAACATATTACTAATTCAATTAGTCGATCAAAGATTTCGGAAATAAATGATCTTGCAAGACCTCATCTTGCCAACTGGTTGTGTACGCTCAGTTACAGCCAATTTACCTATGATGAATTAATAGACGGTACTGCATCAACAATAGTAAAAAAATATCATGTCTAAATATACTGCTGTTGCATACTTTAGCGGAATCCCCCCTAATAATACTAATCAAGAAAAACCGTTAATTTTAACTAATTTCTGCCAAGGTGTTACGGCATCGGGCGACACTGGAATTTTACATAAGGGCATGGATGCGATTCCCTGCGATGTAGCATTAATTCAGGGATTTGTACACGAGCACGGCAAAGATGCACCTCATCTTAGATTAAGAAGAGCGGCCATAGATCTACAAAAAACAAATAACAAACGATCGTTAATCGTCGACAGCAGCTTGTTCCTTTATACAAATAAAGCAAATCCTTTACACTATCTTAGATATAGTTTTGATGGAGTATTCCCAACAACAGGTTTTTATTTCGATACCGAGACTGATCCTAGCCGCTGGCAAAAAATCAGTAATAATTTAAATTTAAGTTTAAAAGACTATCGATCTCAAGGTAACCATATATTGATTTGCCTACAGCGAAATGGCGGGTGGAGTATGGCAGGCCTCGACGTTCAAGATTGGGCTATACAGGTTGTTAACACATTAAGACAATACACAGACCGTCCTATTGTTATTCGAGCTCACCCCGGCGATAAAGCAGCACGTGATTATCTCGATCCTAGAAGCCCTAAATGTAAAATAAAATTTTCTAAAGCAGTTAGGCTCAGTACTAATGTAGACTTAGTAGATGATCTTAAAAATTGTTGGGCAGCAGTTAATTATAATTCTAGTCCCGTTGTAGGAGCGGCAATAGAGGGTGTTCCTATCTTTGTTATGGATCCACTCAATAGTCAATGTGCAGAAATTGCCAACACTGATCTAGCGAAAATTGAAACACCAAACATGCCGGATAGACAGCCATGGGTTGAAAGAATCAGCATGTTTCACTGGAATTTTCAAGAACTGGTTAGTGGAGAGTGCTGGCAGCACATACGTAAGTTTATTAAATAACTTAATGTACAAATTTCAAATAACACACCAAGACTTTGTTGAAAATCCATGGTTTCAAAATTGGCAAAACACAAAGGTTGTCGATACCTGGGAACATGTGTCATCAGACATTCCGGTAATCACAGCGTCAAATTTATTACGATATGAGGTAAGACGCTGGCTTAAAAATTCTCAACCTGCAATCTATATAGGACGAGGGTATCTTGGTAACCATATAGGCAAAGGTCGATGGTGGTGGCGGTATAGTGTGAACGGATGGGCTAATACACAATTGATGCCAATACCATATTCTAGATGGGGTTTAACCGAACTTCCCAGACATCCTTGGAAGGTTAAAACAATTAAAAATATTTTATTGGCTCCTAGTAAAATGACAGGTAAGGTGTGGGAGTCTAATCAAAACGGCAGCTGGACTGATCAACTGATGGATAAATTTCCAGGAGCAACAGTTAGGATTAGACCAAAAGCAAGAAAATCTGCATTACGATGGGCAACGATCTGGGATGATCTAGATTGGGCAGATCTTGTAATTTCTCAATCATCTGCAATCACCTGCGAAGCATTTTGGTATGGAAAAAAAGTAATAAGTCTAGAACCATGCCCGACATGGGCAGCTGGAAGAACTTTCTTAGATAATTGGCAAGATCCTACAGAACCAGCAGGGAGAGATCAATGGCATGAACATCTAGCATGGAGTCAATTTTCTAGAACTGAATGGGAAACTGGAGAAGCCCTAAATCTTATAGAAAAATATCTAGGGCCTGTGGTAGATTACAAAAACTACTACAATTACAACTTATTAGAAAATTTTAATTAAATTTTTTCATTTCAGCAATCATTGTATCGTAGTCAACAATATCGAAATTAAATTCATTACGAGTATCTATTAAAATTTTATTAACTGGCTTAGGACCTTGTGTTCTAATTATTGTTTTGTTGAAAGCATACACTTCATTTATTTTGCACAGTAGATCATATTTGTTAATTTTATTTTTATTACTAACAAGATGATAAATCCCAGATATCGTAGGATCATTTATATATTTGTCAATGCATTTAGCAAGTTCTAAAGTAGTAATACCATTCCACCAGGCGTTGTCCCAACCTTGCAATTCTTGTTGAGGATTAGTCGAAATCCAATTAAACAACCCGGTGCCATTTGTTTTTATTTCCGAACCAATTATACTCATTCTAAATGTAATATCTTTAGAATTATTAACTTCACCGTTTGATTTCGAGCTGCCGTAGGCATTCATTTCGGTGTGAATATCATTTTCGACGTACTCGCCTTTCTTTCCGTCAAACACACAATCCGTAGACAGATGTATTAGTCGAGTACTGGAATCTTTAAGATTGTATTCTAGATAATGCGGAAACCAAGAGTTAATAATTGCTGCTCTATCGGGTCTGTCAATGCTATCTTTAACCAATAACCCAATACAGTTAATAACAAAATCATAATCTGTTAACATTGTAAAAAATGAATCGTTGTGGCTAATTTTTTCAATGTCTATATTGATATTAGAATTCGATCTAGCCGAAGTAGTGACTTTATGACCTTGCTGTTTAAGATATCGAGTGATAACATGCCCGGCCATTCCATTGGCACCAATTACTAAAACTTTCATATAAACTTACCTTTCTTAAGCATTTCTTTAATTTCTTGCTTATTCATAATCTTAGTTACAGACGAAAATTCGTTGTAAGGAAATGGAGTATGATCTTGATAACGAGTGGCCAATGCCTGATTATACCCAGCCGGTAACGTTAAGAAATAGTTGTTGTCGTAACAGAATGACAACTGCGATTCATGATGTGAAATTAACATCTCGTCTAACTTTTCACCTGGTCGCATACCTGTTTCTTTAACTTCAACTACTCCGTATTCGTCCATTAATACTTCTGCAAGGTCTTTAATATAACATGCAGGCATGTTCATTACAAATGTTTCCCCGCCTATACTGTCAATGCTTGCTTTGAATAACAACAGGATAGCTTCTTCTAATGTTAAAAAGAAGCGTGTCATTTTCACGTCCGTGATTGTGATAGGTCCGCCTGACTTGATCTGTTCAATAAAGAACGGAATAACAGAACCGCTAGATCCCATTACGTTGCCGCCGCGAATACAAACAAACTTTGTGTAGTCGCTTAGATCATTGGCTTGAACAATAATCTTTTCGCCTACTGCTTTGGTCATTCCGTACAGATTAATCGGTTCTACAGCTTTATCTGATGAAACATCAATGACTTTCTTTACACGATTTTCAATGGCGGCATTGACTATGTTAGTAGTCCCGTTGACATTTGTTTTAATTGTTTCTTGAACATTCTCTTCACACACCGGAACATGTTTTAATGCGGCAAGGTGAAAAATATAATCAACATTCTTTGTGGCGATTCTAACAGCTTCATAATCTCGAATGTCACCGATGATGAATTTAAGTTTAGAATTATTAAACTTTCGTTTCATTAACACCTGCTGTAACTCGCCTCTAGAAAAACATATAATTTCTTTTACATTATATTTTTCTAATAGCATTGCAATTAATGTCTGCCCCCATGAGCCAGTAGCACCACTAACAAAGATTCTAGTACCGTTAAACATCTTGACTCCTTAACATGTTGATTATTTCATCATCTGAATATAATTTTTTGGTTTTTATAAATTCCATAAATTCAGCATATGATACAGATTTATATGATTCTGCTGGATTAATTTTAGTGGCCGGAAGTTTGATCAATGTAAATCCAAAATTAGTGTCCATTGGATATATTTCAAATGATGTTTCCTGTAGCATGTAATACAAGACCTTAAAAGAGTCTGAACATCGACTAGACTGGACATATTTTCTAGAAGGTGGAATCATATCATGCAGTAGAATCCATTTGGTAGCATGGTCTATTGAATTGTTAAAATCTCGTACTACATAGTCGTAATCATGATTCGCATCAATGAAGATGATATCAAATTTTTCTTCAGCTGGCAAAGAATTAAAATATTCATCAGTTGTTCCGGTATACATCGCCTTGCCATTCATATCCACTGAGAATTTATTTTTAGCCTTGATCGAATTAAAATTAACATTGTCATTAACTCCTAATTCTAAGTAAGAATATTCTTCAATCTTGTGTAGATGGTTGATAATAATACTACTCATATGTGTTCCTTATATATATTTTCTTGACTTTCGAGGAGTCGCTACTGTGCTATCAGCTGCTAAAAATGTAGTATCGATTGCTGGGCCTAGATCATAGTCATAGTGTTCTTCGGTCAATTTTCTTTTTACAAAATCTTTAGAAGCCTTTGCTTCTGGATTATATTGCGGATTATCTGTGTCAATCCATTTCTGCAAAAAATGTATTCTTGATTGATTGTAATTCCATGACGATCTACTTTTAGAATATGCAACTTCTTCAGTTATATACATGGCAATGTTAGCTTCCTGCAAGCGAATATAAAAATCATCATCTTCGTACCCGCCACCAACGAATCGCTCATCCATCATTCCGATTTGCCTCATCAATTGTTTTTTAAAACCAAAAAATCCAAATCTATACAGTCCAACTAATCCGTACCCTTGGTTGATGAGAGACACTGTTTTCTGCACATCAGCGGCGGTTGGCAAAACCTTATCAGACATTATGATTACAATTTCAGTGTCTGCTTTTGCTGTACACTCATTTACTAATTTTGAAAAAGAAGGATATCCGGTGCCGTCGAAATAATTAATTTTTTCAGGAGTTATGTTCTGTTTAATGGGATCAAACAGATGAGGTTTATTTGAAATCACATAACAACTATATGACATTAAAATTCCCCCAATAACTTGTCTTTGCATTTGTTAAACTTTTTTTGCCATCCTTTTTAGTCAACGCCATACCCATTACGTAGTTATGTACTTGAATTATGACATGATGTTGATTGATAGCATTGTCGGCAGGGAGATATGTTTTAGCATATGTGTTTAATAATTTTTCAGCGGCTGCTGGCTTGATTGCGTATCCACAACAACCTGGCATCGAGCTCTGATAGTAATCAGCTGCCGACGCCTCACCTTCGGGATTATCGTAGTAATGACGATACCTGTCAGTTTTTTTAGGGTGACCTAACGCCAACACCAGCACATCCTTCCATTCAACCGGTACATAAGGTCTCACCAGAACAATGTCGTCTTCCCAAATAACAATAGGTTCGTTGAGCTCCACACACTTTTGCCAAAGACGATAATGACTATAAAAGCATCCTTGGACACCCGGACTCCAATGTGAATCTGGATCCATAGTCTTAATGACACCATCGGCAGGAGGACCTTTAATGCCCCAAGGATGAATAGTTCTTCCCTCGTCCTTCATCATTTTTGTGGCATCATTCCCATAGGTGCCTTCAAATAATTCTACTTCCTCGCCGAACTCAACTAATTGATTTTTTAACTTAGTAGCGGTATCAAGTGATGCTTGAATCTTCGATAAACAAATAATAAAATTTTTCATTGCCAATACGCTTCTGTTCTTTGAACTTTTAGATCTTCAGGTTTACTACGACCTAATTTCTTTCTACCACCTTTGAGATGATCTAACCATGCGCCCCATTGACTATTAATTAATGGGTGTCCTTCGCCTGACGTCATTCCCGGTGCTGGGCGTAGATCATGCAAGTGTGCTGCCCAATCTAGTTGTCGCATCTGCGGAAATTTTACTCGTACCGCATCGAACACAAAACTGTCATGCCACTCAGCTAACTGAAAAATTCCTTGCTCTGCTTGATCATAGAATCTTTGGAATTCTTTGAGAAAAAGTTGAATGTTAGGTGATCGCAGATTCATAGCATACAGGCCGCATTCCGAATATTTGCCTTTTCTGCCAAGATAGCATAGTTCAGAATCTGCAGGAATCATTCTATAAAGATCTTTCATAGTGATAGGACTGTGACAAATAGTATCTGCATCCATCCACACTAAAATATCTGCATCTGTTTCCTTGGCACAATCAAAGATTGCATAAACTTTGTGAGCAAATCTCACAGCATGCCATTTAAATCCCTTACCTGAATCTTTTCTTAGAGATCTCACCGGATCGGCTGAAACATCGCCGTTGGCCTTAGGCACATCTTTCCATTGATTTTTAAAAGTCATCAATTCCGGAATCTCTTCTAGTCGTTTTAGAGTAACATGGCTGTGGTCACGAATGGCAGGATTACATTGTTCTGGATAGATGTGTAAAATTACTTCATGAGGCCAGTTTGCACAGAATGTATCAATCATACGTTGTGCATATTTTTGTAAACCTTCTTCGTGGAAGGTGGTAACAACTGCTATTTTCATCTATAATGTTCCCATACGTGAAATATTCCCTGAAGACTGGTACAGGCCCATCCAGAGTCGTATAAAATTTTTACTTTTTCATTTTCTACACGATCGCCGCCTTCGACAAACAGTTTTGCATTGTGTTTACGCCATATAACTTCTACTTTATCAAGATGATCCAACTGGTCAATGTCAACAAAGATTGATGACATATCCTGCAAGTGATCTAATTTAACAAAGTTTTCTTTATACACGAGATTTTTTGCCTTAATATCCGGCGGCACTTCGCTGACCACAAATACTGTGTCATAAATTGCCAAGACTTGGTCTAAAATACCAAAAGCCGAACCTAACACCAGAGCATGCGTGTTGTTACGTGACAGTTTCATCAGTCTTTTTTGAAATTTATTCATAATCCATAAATACACAACAGTATTAACTACGTAGATTATTTATTAAAATTATGCGCTTCAGATTATATCGCGAATATGGTGCTTTGAACAGTCCGCCGGTGTTTGACGCCCTAGAACACGGCCTAAAACAAATGGGTCATGAGATTGTCAATGACCAAGAAGATGTGGCTGTGATTTGGTCTGTGCTTTGGGCTGGCCGAATGAGATCAAATAAAATGATCTATGACCGATGCCAACAGCAAGGCAAACCTGTAATGATTATAGAAGTCGGAAATCTCAAACGTGGGGAGACTTGGAGATTAAGTCTCAATCATATCAATAATCTTGGTAGTTTCGGTAATGAAAAAAATCTAGATCATTCACGTCCCCAACAGTTAGGCATGAAATTACAGCCAGTTTCGGAAAAACGTCGTGGCGAAATATTAATTGCCTGCCAGCATCAAGAAAGTCTGCAGTGGCAGGGGATGCCTGAGATGAAAAACTGGGTAGCAGACACTATTGAAAAAATAAAACAGAATACTCATAGACGAATACGTGTGAGATATCACCCTCGTTCGGCATTTCCGTTCAAGCAGTCTGGTGTAGTAGTAGAACGGCCCGTGCTGGTTCCGGGCAGTTATGACGATTTTGATATTTTTTACAATTATCATTGTGTAATCAATCACAACAGTGGCCCAGCTGTTCAAGCAGCTATCAGCGGTGTGCCTGTACTCTGTGATCAATCCAGCCTTGCAGCTGACCTTAGTGTTAAATGGTCAGAATTAGACAGTCCGAGTCTGCCTGACAGAACTGAGTGGTTCGTGAAACTTTGCCATACTGAGTGGACTGTGGAAGAAATACGCCAAGGCATACCAATCACAAGATTATTCGGTTGACATCCTGAATTCAAGGCTGTATACTTGAATAATGCTATCATCAGAATTTGCCGAAGACATATTTGTTGAGTTTTACAAACTGGTTGTCCAACAGACGATCTCTATTCAAGGTCAAGATTTCTCGCCCATCTCAAGTTTTCATGAAAAAATCATCAATGGTAGCGAGCTTACTAAAAATCAGGCAAATTTTCTCATAAAATTATTGGAAAAATACAAGATCGTATCTGCTCAGGCAGGAATTGATTATAGACCTCAACTACAAGATCTTAAATGGCGCACTGGATTTCGTGTACTTGATCTCAGCAAAAAAATCTACGTAGAACTGCGCGAAAAGAAACTGGAAATCTGTCTAAAATTTCCTTATCAGCTGAAAAAAGAATTCGAAGACGAGATCGACAACGGAAAAAATATTCAAGCACACAGTTTTTGGGATCACGAACAAAAGGTCAGACGCTTGGATTTCTATCAGTATAATCTAATTGCATTATATGAATTTGCTCTAAAACATAATTTTGAAATCGATGACACATTTATGAATGTGCTGGCCGATGTTGAGGAAATTTGGCAAAATTCTGAACATGCAGTGCCGAGAAGTGAAATCACTATCTACGGAGTATCATTAAAAAACGCCTCTGAAGAAACTCAAACATGGTGGGCAGATAATAGGACCAATGACCCTTACAAAGATCTACTGTTGGCCAAAAGCATGGGGTTTTTATACCACGAAAAACCACTGAATTTAGCAGAAAAAATCGCCAGCAGATCTGAAAACACTTTCTGGATCAAAGATAATAAAGATTTTTTTGCGTTGACAAAACTGTTTTCTGGAAGGATCTGTGTGCTGTTGGATAGGAGTAGTGCTACTCTGCCGTGGTTACAGAATTTTGTGGCAGATGCTGATAAAAATGGTGTTTCACGTGAAGAAATTAAAGTGTGTTTTCGAGATAGCAAAGATGCTAACAGCGGCCTTAATGAGTGGATCAGAATTGCAGAAGTCGGTGGTCGAGTTGAAACCGGAAAGATTTTAATCTTCGAATCTAAACCTGCCAAGTGGTTGTTTAAGTTCAGCAATGATGTTACACTGTTAGTAACAAATAACATTTTTCCGCCAACAAACATCATGGCGAGAGATTGGTTCAGCTGTCATCCTTGTGTAATATATCTCGGTGACACTAAACCAACAGAAACCAAAGGACAAAAAATTGTCGAATTGTAAGTTAACAATTAAAGATGAAGTAAACATCAAGGTAGACGGACTGCGAGTTGAAACACGACGAAAAATTGTCAATAAATTAAAGTTCGATTTGCCTTATGCCCGGCATATGCCTGCATATAAATTAGGTCGCTGGGATGGAACTAAAACCTATTTTAATATCGGCGGCAGTGGATATCTTGCACACCTTGATGTGATTCTAGCAGTGATCGATGACGAAGGATATGACATCGAGGTTGAAGATTTAAGGACACATCAGGAATTAAAATTCGCCGCCATCGATGAAAATTATTGGGCCAACTTAGGTAAGACGTGGCCTAAAGGACATCAACAAGCCGGAGAACCTATTGTGCTGAGAGACTATCAGTACGAGGTAATCAACAAGTTCTTGGAGAATCCACAGGCCTTGCAAGAAGTTGCTACCGGTGCTGGTAAAACGATTACCACTGCGACACTGAGTCATTTATGTGAACCATATGGACGCACAATGGTAATCGTGCCTAACAAGAGTCTTGTGGTGCAGACAGAAGAAGACTATCGAAATTTAGGGCTGGACGTTGGTGTATACTTTGGCGATAGAAAAGAATTAAACAAGACACATACTATATGTACTTGGCAGAGTTTGAATGTGTTAGACAAGAAAAGTTATGACAATGACACTATGACATTGGCAGAATTCTGTGAAGGTGTCTGTGCAATCATTGTTGACGAAGTTCATCAAGCCAAGGCCGAAGTATTAACTAAACTACTAACACAGAACTTTCGCAACTGTCCTATTCGCTGGGGGTTGACAGGAACTGTACCTAAAGACGCATGGGAATTTCAAGGCATATTAGCCAGTATAGGTCCTGTGATAAATCAAGTGTCTGCACATGATTTGCAAGAAAAAGGTGTACTGGCACAATTGAATATCAATGTGTTGCAGACCAATGATGTGCAGGTGTTTACGTCATTCCAGGACGAATACGCATTTCTTGTCACGGACGACACTCGATTGCAATGGATTGCTAATAAGATTGCTGCGTTATCCGCCACCGGCAACACTCTGGTATTGATCAATAGGATCGACACCGGCAATAAATTAATCGCACTACTACCTCAAGCAGTGTTTGTCAGTGGCGGCATGAAGTTAGACGACCGCAAGGAAGAATACGATGAAATTAAAACAAGTGATGACAAGATTATTTTGGCGACTTATGGTGTGGCCGCTGTGGGTATTAATATTCCAAGGATTTTTAATCTGGTTCTTCTTGAACCCGGAAAGAGCTTTGTCCGCGTTATACAAAGCATTGGGCGAGGCATTAGAAAAGCAGAAGACAAAGATCACGTAGAAATCTGGGACATAACCAGCGCCTGCAAATATAGCAAGAGACATCTTACAGAAAGAAAAAAGTTTTATAAAGAGGCCAAGTACCCCTTTACCATTACCAAGGTTAACATATGAGAATACTTACACTAAACAATCAAGCATTTGATCTAAATGAATTACCAGACGAGGTAGACGAAGATACTAGATTTTCTGTGTTGGACAACTCGAATCCACAGGAACCTGATTTCTTTTTCATGCCTTTGATATTCCTAGAATCATTTAACTCGCCTGCTATAGTTTTAAATATAGGCGGGTATCAAGTACAAATGCCATTAGACTGGTGCATGGTAGTAGGCGACAAAGACTGTGGTCTTGATCCAGAAGTACTTCCACTAACATCGATCAATGAGCGAGGGTTTGATGCATTAGTATTCAATCCAATTAAAGGATTTAGAGCAGAGTTTATGCCCGTAGAAATCGTTAACATATATCAAGACGTGCGATGGTATTTTCCTAAAATGAAAAACGGACAGCTGTTAACTGTGCCGCTCAGCGAAGAGACAAACCCACCTTGTGTGTTTTTTGTCAAAGAAATTTCAAGACAAAGTGAAGTACTACAACTTCACAAATTGATCTAATTAAATATACACATTAAGGAGTTGTTATGAAAGCTGGTAAAGTATGGGGTCAAACAGAATTGTTAGAAGCCAACGGTGTTTTAGAGTTTCATCGAATTGAAGCCAATGCCGGTGGCGTATGTTCAAAGCACAAACACAAGTATAAGTGGAATGGCTTTTTTGTTGAATCGGGTGAAATGATTATTCGAGTGTGGAAAAATAATTACGACCTAGTAGACGAAACACTACTCAAGCCCGGGCAATATACTAAAGTAGCTCCGGGTGAATATCACCAGTTTGAAGCAGTCACTGATTGTGTGGCCTTTGAATTATATTGGGCTGAATTCGATCACGACGATATCGAAAGAGATACTGTAGGATATACCAAGTGACTATCACTCCGGAATACACAGAAAGTTTAAAAAAACTTCACGAAAGAAAAACATTCGGAATTCGAACAACAATACCTTCTGAAGTTATTAGATGTATTACGGAGTATAACATACAAAGTATTTTAGATTTTGGTTGCGGCAAAGGCAATGTTGTTACAGAATTAAAAAAAATGTTTCCAAATTTAATTGTGTACGGATATGATCCAGCCCAAGAAGAATTTAATTCGTTACCGAGCAATGTTGACATGATATTCAGTACTGATGTATTAGAACATGTTGAGCCGCATTTATTAGATAAAACTTTATTAGAGTTGTCCAACAAAACTAATAAAGTAATGTATCATTTAATTGCATGTCATCCTGCAAAAAAATACTTACCAGATGGACGAAATGCGCATCTTATAATAGAAACTCCAAATTGGTGGCAAGAAAAACTATTATCGATAGTAAAATGGAAGATGTACAATGAGATGGTCGATGAGTACACGGCTCAACCTAAAAAAGGCCAAACAATTCAAATTGTAAAATATTCAGTAACTTTAGAAAAAAATGGGATCACTTAAACCTGGTGCAACATATATCTATGAAAAAGCAGACGGTATAACCTATGCTAGAGAGTTTGGCGCACCGCATAATGATCGATTCGAAATTGGCAGAGACTATCAACGATTCTTACAAGACGAACTACAACTTTGGGAAGAAATAGTTCGAGAAGGTCGGACAAATCCAGTATTGCAAGACGCCCTAGATCGTGTTAAAATTGTATATCACTTGAGTAAAGACCATGGCAAAAAATAAACACGTAGACCTTTTTAAAGACATAATACCTTGCGTAGATCAGGGTATCAAAGAACTTTGGGATGCTGCCACAGAAGAAGGCCGCAAAGAAATCAAAGGCGATCTGTGGAATCTCAATCGGTATATCAGTAGTGTATCGGGCTCTAACAGAGAAATACAAGAACACTATCTACTCACAGTTAATCAATACTATAATAAAAACTGGGCAAACATCAGTCAACATCCCAAGCTACAATGGTTGACGTTAGTAGCCTGTAGTCATGAAAGCAAGGCCAAACAGTTTCATGAGTGGATCGCTCTGAAAAAAGAAAAGAACAAGAAAGAAGAATTCCTTGCTACGATATTTCCAACGATGAAGAGGGCAGACATTGCTACACTTGCAGTTATTACCACAGATAGAGAAATCAAAGACTATTGTCAAAACCTTGGCTGGGACAAAAAAGAAGTCAATGCAATTAAATTTTAAATGCGAACATTGCAGTAAATTATTTGCCAAAGAAAAAACTTTGGTTGTGCATATTTGTGAACAGAAACGTCGCCATCTCAGCCGTAATGAAAAACATGTGTTGATGGGACTGTTGACCTTTCAAAGATTTTATCAACTTACGCAGAAAGCTCAACAGCCCAAGACATTTGAAGAGTTTGCCACTTCCAGTTTCTATACAGCCTTTGTGAAATTCGGTAGTTTCTTGGTCAATACAGCACCTATATACCCCGAACGATTTGTGGACTATGTGGTCAAGAGCGGAGTTAAACTGGATCATTGGTGTAGAGATGAATTATATCAAAACTATATTGCAGAATTGATCAAAGTAGAGCCAGCCGACGGTGCTATACAACGCAGTATCATGACCATGATGAGCTGGGGTGAATCAAATTCTGCAGCATGGGAACATTATTTTTCCTACGTAAATCTAAATCGGGCCACACATGACATTAAAGAAGGGTTAGTGTCACCATGGATGATATTAAATACCCGAGCAGGCAAAGAAATGTTGACTCGTATGAATGACGAACAGCTAGAGATCATCGGCCCTGTGATAGATCCTCAGTTTTGGCTGCGTAGATTTAAAGCTCTACCAGCAGATCATGAATTAGTAAAAGATGTCATCAAGGAGGCCAAAATACTGTGACAGAAGAAAACAAACAAGAATTAATTTCTAGTGATGACATTGATATAGAGGTTATGAGTACAGAAGAAGACAATGAGCATTGTGTGTATGTTAAATTTTCAAACTTCGCTGACGAAGAATCTGCAGAAGAATATGCACAATTTTTAGCAGAAACATTACCGTTGTTGTTATTTGAAACTACAAGGATGCAATAATGAGTAGACAGTTATTAGATGGCAGCGTAGTTGAAGAACAGGATACAGCATCAGAGCTCAGTATCAGAACCAAATGCCCAGCCAAGTGGTTATTAGTTGACAGAGAAACTGGAGAAATATACACTGCCTATACTACTCCAGGTCCACGTCAATGGAAGAAAATTGATTATGCTACATGGAGCCCTCCAACTGATGCCTGACATAGATATAGATTTTGTGGATAGAGATTCCGCATTAAAATTATTCAAACATATACCAGCCAGCCGTGTTGACAACGAAACGCTGACCAAACATAACACAGGTGTATATTTACAAAGTGTTCCGATGGATGCTGAGAAAGCTGTGTGCAGTGTACCGTACGATCACAGTGACGCGGATCAATATTTCAAGATTGATTTTTTAAATGTGGGTATCTACAAAGGTGTTCGAGATGAGGCACACCTTATTCAACTCATGGAGACTGAGCCATTATGGGATCTATTACAAGACAACGATTTCGTCCAGAACCTGTTCCATGTGAATGGGCATGGGTCTATTCTGAGACAAATGAAACCAGAATCTATAGAGCAGTTGGCCGCAGTACTGGCAATGATCCGACCCGCGAAACGTTATCTGATTGGGAAAGAATGGACTACGGTGATGACAGAAGTTTGGATGAAACCTGACAATGAAGAATACTTCTTCAAGCAATCGCATGCCACTGCATATGCTGTGGCCATTGTGGTGCAGATGAATTTAATCTGTGAACAGATCAGTTACGGATATCAATAATGGAAACTGTTAATCTTTCAAATATCGGTATTGTTAAATCCCGAGCCAGTCCTGAATTGTTATCAATTATTGGAGCAGAAATATCAAAAATCCAATCAGATTTTTCTAAAGCAGTTGCTAAAAATCAAACTCTTGCTGGCAATATCTTGCACGAATATCAACTTTTTGATTGTTGTTCCGCCCTAGAAATAAAGACTCGAGAAATGGCTATGTTGCACCAGGAAACATATAGTGATAATTATACTACTGGTTTAAATGCACATACTAATATATTAGAAAGCGGTAAAATACCTAAACTAAAATTAAAAAGCGCATGGGTTAACTTTCAGCAAAAGGGAGAATTTAATCCGTTACATAATCACACAGGATTATATAGTTTTGTTTTATGGTATAAAATTCCTTACTATGCTAACATAGAAGAAAGAGCTGGACCTGGTAGAAAATCTAAAAATCAGTTATCTGGAAAGTTTCAATTTCATTATACAGACATTCTTGGAAATATAACCGGCGCGGCATTACCAATAGATAAACAATGGGAAGGACAGATATTATTATTTCCATCGTTGCTCAACCACTCCGTTTATCCATTTTACAGCAGCAATGATTATAGAATAAGTATAGCAGGTAATTTATTTCTAGTACAGGAAGATTAATATGCAACCATTTAAAATAATAGATAATGTCATTTCAAAAGAATATCAAGATTATATTGAAGAACTTCTGTTAAACAGCAATGACTTGCCTTGGTTTTTAAATAGGAATCTCAATGATCATGATCAAACTGATAATTCATTACCTGGGTTGGCTATTCAATCTATCAGTGACGGGAAAGATCATGGTATGCTGGCATTGATATTTAGAAGCTTGGCGTATAGTTTGGCAGAAAAACTTGATATTTCAATTAATGAAATTTTCAACGCTAGAACATTTTTACAACTACCTGGCGGTAATCTCAGCGAAACAATTGCAAGAGAATACCATGTAGATTATGCTAAACCGCATAAAGTATTATTGTATTATGTGAATGATTCGGACGGTGATACTATAGTATTGAAACAAAAATATCCTTTCTCACACAATAGGATCAGTGGTCTGACTCAAGGAGAGATATTACAAACGATATCTCCAAAAAAAGGAAGAGTAGTGATGTTTGACGGATCACATTTTCATTCTAGTACCGTGCCCAGCAAACAACTAAGATGTGTAATTAATATAGACGTTACATTGACAAGTTATAAAAACAGTTAAACTATCTTTCTAACTAGAGTAATTGATTTACGCTTGATTCTCTTGACAATAATATCGTTGAGACTGGTGCAAGGCCCATGCACAAGTTTGACATCTTTGGTTGAGAAATTCTTGATCACATATCTAAAATCAAGAATTTCGCGAGCCAAGAAGATATTGATAGGAATTTGCCTGTTGGACTCCCACCACCATGCTTCTCCTAGCTCTATAAACCGCTGTTTTTCTTCGTCGGTTTTTATAGCAGAATAGTCGTACATGCTGGTGACCTGAGCATCTTGGTTGATAATGATGCCCACATATTCGTGGCTGACATGCACTATAACGCTGATAAAAGGGAAATTTTCTTGTAGGTTAGTTGTTATTCTCATTCGATAAATACTGCTAAAGGTCCATTAGTGTATGCAATTCAATCCTGTTTATTTGTATGTCAACAAACTCGATGTATTTACCACCCCGACGGACACTTGGTCAACTGAGAGGTATCGTAGAGTGTACAATAGAAATCTAAAAATATTTCGTGGTGTTGATAATCGCATTGACATCCAGGTTCGTAATAGTGATCAAAAAGCCAGCAACATCGCAGGCAGCACTTTGGTATTTAATCTCGTAAGCCAGGCCACTAAAGATTTAATACTACAGAAAGATTTCACAGCCATGGATCTTGCCACAGGCAAAGTCACTGTAATAGTCACTGCCGACGATCTCTTAGATCTTGACATTGGATTCTATAATTACAGTATAATCAAGGAAGTTCGATCTACTGTAGACAGCACAGACTACACTGTGACTTCTAAAATGCCATTATATATGGACAGTCAATACTCCACAGTGGGCACTCTGGAGATTACCGGAGATGTATACGGCGGTGTAGCAGACAGCGTAAACGTCAGTACTTTCAACTATACTAATCCTTTCACTCAAGGTGAAGACGAACCGTTTCCGTGGTACGTCAGCGAAATCATAGATGCTGCACCCAATACATCACCGGCATACCCTATACACACATTCCAATTTTATACAACCAATTACACAGGCACGGTAGAGATTCAGGCCAGTCTTGACGCTCAGGGTGCTACGCCTAGAGAAACCAAATGGGCTACCATAGCCACTGTAAATTTGCTCACAGAGCAATATAAAAACGTCACAGGCAAGTACAATTGGTTTAGAATCAAGCACACTCCGGCAACAAACAACACAGGAACCGTTGACAAGATACTGTATAGATAGTATACTTGTAGTATGACTCTTGTCGTTGATAAATTTCGAACACTACTGCCGCCTCGTGCTAAATCCAGCCCATCAGGTTGGACATCATTCAACGCACCCTGTTGCCAGCATAGAGGCCATAGTCCAGATACTCGCAAACGTGCTGGTATAAGATTTGACGGTAATGGCGTAGTCTATAACTGTTTTAATTGCAAATTTACCACTGGATGGCAACCTGGCAGCAGCATCGGCGAGAAGATGAAAACGCTGTGCAGATGGTTGGGGGCCAGCGAAGACACTATCAAAGAATTAGTGTTTGAGGCACTGAAAACCGAAGGCAATGAGTATCAACCGTTGGCGCAGCAGACTCAGTTGACATTTGAAGATAAACCATTACCAGAAGGTGCAATGCCTTTGTTAGAATGGGTAAACAGTAAGTATTGGAAAGACATCCAACACGAACTTGAACCAGTTATTGCATATGTTGTTAGCCGAGGCTACGATCCGTTTGACGGTAACTATTATTGGAGTCCTGCTCCTGGCTACGACGGCAGAGTAATAATTCCTTTTATGTGGGAAGGTCGTGTTGTAGGGAATACTGCACGAAAAGTAACTGCTGGTAAACTCAAATATCTTTCAGACCAACACCCTCATTTTGTATTCAACTTTGATCAACAAAAAGAAAATCAGAAGTATATATTTGTATGTGAAGGCCCCTTTGATGCTCTAGCAGTCGGTGGTGTTGCACTGCTTACCAATGAGATTGCTGAACAGCAAAGTCGTATTATTAATAGTTTGGGTGCAGAAGTTATTGTAATTCCCGATCAAGATCGAGCGGGGTTGGTGTTGTTTGATCGTGCAGCAGAACTTGGGTGGGCAATAGCTATGCCCAACTGGGACTCTGATGTAAAAGATGTAGCAGACGCAGTATTAAGGTATGGAAAATTGTTTGTGATTGTTGATGCAATAAAAACTGCACAACAAGGGCAAATCAAAATCAACATGGCCAAGAAGCAACAAGAACATAAATTGGAACTATTAGAAAATGTTTAAAAGAATAATAGATTTTCTGCTCTATCCTTGGAACAGATATCAAGAACACCGAAGATTCAAACGTAAGTTGAAAGAACTACGTAAACGTGATCCGTTTATCTACAAATGATTACTTGGGGAATCTCTGCTGCCAGCCATAACGCTGCCCTGGCCGTGTTTCGAGATAATCAATTGGTATTTGCCAGCGAAAGCGAAAGATTCAGCGGAGTAAAAAACGATCCTGACCTCAATCAGAAGTTAGTAGATCATGCAAGAACATTCGGCGAGCCTGATCGTGTATGCTGGTACGAAAAGCCATGGAGGAAAACTCTAAGGCAGTTGACAGCAGGTCAGGGCTGGCATGATAATAATGTTAAGAGATATCTCAAGAAGTATAATATTACAGCACCCGTTCGCACTGTAGATCATCATCTCAGCCATGCGGCTGCAGGATATTTCACCAGTGAATTTGACAATGCCTGTGTACTGGTAATTGATGCCATCGGTGAATTTGAAACAATGACCCAATGGGAAGCTGTAGGCGACAAGTTAACCAAACAGCGCAGTGTAGAATATCCCAACAGTCTCGGCCTGTGGTATTCTGCAATGACACAGCGAATTGGGCTCAAACCCAATGAAGAAGAATATATTCTGATGGGCATGGCAGCATTAGGCAATCCTAATAAATTAACCAGAGATCTGTTAACTGATTTTGTTGCATTGCCTAATGACGATTATCAATTGCCTTTTAGAATAAAAAACAATCTACATCGTGGCTGTGAGTCTTGGCGTCAAGATCTCAATACCATGAATGACCGATTTAATATCGCAGCTGCCACTCAGGCAGTTTATGAATTGGCTTTTGAAAGAATACTGCAAACAGCCATGTCTACTACCAACAGTCGCAATCTTGTGCTGATGGGAGGGTGTGCATTGAACTGTGCCGCTAATCACATAGCCTTTAAGTATTTTGATCGTGTATGGATCATGCCTGCGCCCGGAGACAGCGGCAGCAGTATAGGTGCAGTCTTAGCAGATCGTAAACAACATACAACTTGGCCTGGACCATATCTAGGTTACGATATGGGGTATACCGCCACTAACAGAGAAATTGTTGAATATATCACAACCCATAAGATCTGCGGAGTGGCACGTGGTCGTGCAGAATTTGGACCTAGAGCATTAGGCAATAGAAGTCTCGTAGCAGATCCTCGAGGCCCACAAGTCAAGGATCGAGTTAACATGATCAAAGGCAGAGAAAATTTTAGACCATTCGCTCCTGCAATCCTAGAAGAACATGCAGATCGATATTTTGAAATGCCCACAGAAAAAACTCCTTACATGCAGTTCACTGCCAAATGTCGCAAACCTGATTCATACCCTGCTATCATACATGCAGATGGCACCAGCAGAGTTCAAACCGTAGGCAAGAACGATAATCCAGAATTTAGAGCCTTGCTAGAAACTTGGTATGATCTCACCGGCTGTCCTATGCTGTTGAATACCAGTCTTAACATCAAAGGCAAGCCCATGGTCAATGATCACGCAGATCGACTGAATTGGCAGGCCAAGCATGGTTTACCTGTGTTTAATTAGAGTGTATAATATATTATATGATAAAAGATTACGGATACGAAATACAAAAGTTATATCTTGAACTCATGCTGGCAGATGCAGAAGTGTTTGTTCGCTGTCAAGGTATTTTTGATCACAGCCTGTTTGATCGAAAACTACAAGATGCCGCAGAGTTTGTGAATGTGTATGCCAAAGAATATAGTGTGCTGCCAGACTATGACATGGTAAATGCTTCTTGTAGAACTGATTTAAAGCGACCAGAAGAGATCAAAGAAGGCCACAATACTTGGCTCATGGATGAGTTTGAAAAGTTCACACAACATAAAGCATTAGAACGTGCAATCATTCAATCAGCCGATCTTCTTGAAAAACATGATTACGGTGCAGTAGAGGTTCTAATCAAAGAAGCAGTACAGATTGGTCTTGCTCGCGACATGGGTACAGATTACTTTGCTGATCCTCGCGGCAGACTGTTAGGCATCAAAGACAAGAACGGACAAGTAAGCACAGGCTGGCCCTGTATGGATCGTAAACTGTTTGGTGGTATGAATCGCGGTGAATTGAATATCTTTGCAGGTGGATCAGGTGCAGGTAAATCATTATTCTTGGCTAATCTAGGTGTTAACTGGGCCTTGGCAGGTTTGAATGTGGTATATCTAACACTAGAACTTTCAGAAGCACTGGTCAGTATGCGTATCGATGCAATGATAACAGGCACGTCGACTAAAGACATTTTCAAAGAATTAGATGATGTTGAAATGAAAGTTAAAATGATTGGCAAGAAGTCAGGCATGTTACAGATCAAATATATGCCTTCAGGTAAGACTGCCAACGACATTCGCGCATATCTAAAAGAATATGAAATCAAAGTAGGCAAGAAAGTAGATGTATTGTTAGTCGACTACTTAGACTTGTTGATGCCTGTGAGCAAGAAGATTAGCCCAGCAGACTTGTTTATCAAAGACAAGTATGTGTCAGAAGAACTGCGCAATCTAGCAGTGGAAAAGAACTGTGTGTTTGTGACAGCGGCGCAGTTGAATCGTGGTGCTGTAGAAGAAGTAGAGTTTGATCATAGTCATATTAGTGGTGGCTTATCTAAGATCCAGACAGCAGACAATGTGTTTGGTATCTTTACAAGTCGTGCTATGCGTGAACGTGGACGCTATCAAATTCAGTTAATGAAGACACGTTCATCAAGTGGTGTGGGCATGAAGATTGATCTAGAATTTAATCTAGAAAGTCTGCGTATCAGTGATCTTCCAGAAGACGAACAAGAAAGCACAAATGGTGGATCTCGCGGCGGATCCAGCATCATTGAACAGATCAAACGTAAAACTGAGATCAGCAATAGAGAAGAACCCTCTGAAGGCATACCTGTGGCCAAGGTGCGAGCACAGGTCGAAAGCACTAAACTTCGTGAAATTTTAAACAGCATGAACGCAGATGAAGAGTAACAGATTTGAACTTTATCATTGGCACACACGCAACGGTAAAGATATAATAGAAGTAGACTGGCCCAAAGTACACAAAACTGTAGGAGTAGATCTAATAAATTGGATCAACAAACAGCCCAAGGAAAAATGTCAGTTAGTGGTAGATAAACTCAACGACGATTTCAAGCTCATAGCAGAATTTTACGATCAGCAGACATTAGTAGCTTATCATTTAATGTGGGCTAAATAATGGATGCGAGCAAAAGAGTTTATAACTGAACGAGAAATGTCCGATCGTAAGAGTCGGGCGTTGAATACTACCTTTGAGTTTCCTACTATGCCCAGTTCAGATGGGTATCAGGCCTATAGATTCGGTGTTGCTATGGCCAACCACGAAGAACCGCCTTACGGTCCTACGTCACAACATGCTGTGATCAGTGCGTATACTCCTGAAGAGGAAGAGATCATACATGCAGCAGAAAGAGTCACTGGTCATCGAGGACGATTAATCGCTGATCGAGGTAGTCGAGAGCCCAAGAGCACAGAAACACAAAGTCCTGTGGCCAAACCCAAACGCAATCGCTACGGAGTTTAACATGCGACTGCGAGAATTTTCCCAAACAGATTTTGTCACGGTAAACTCAGAGCTGAATCCCAAACTATGGCAGGGCGGAAGACTAGACGGCAAAGTACGTCTCAAACTATTGGAAATTGCCAGAGCATTTGTGGATTTTGTAGGCGTGGATCTTGATGTCAAGGATTATACTATAACAGGGTCAAATGCCAATTATACTTGGAGCAAGTACAGCGATCTTGATCTGCATGTGATCATTGAGGGCGAAGTCTCAGATGCACAGCGAGAACTTTTTTCAGCGAAAAAGGCACTGTGGGCAGAATACCATGATATCACTGTGCGAGGCCTGCCTGTGGAGTGTTATGTACAAGGCGAATCAGAAACGCATCACAGCACTGGTGTTTACAGCATCATGAACAACAGTTGGTTGATTAAACCTCAGAAAACAGAACCCGAGTTTGATGACCAAGCAGTGGAAGCTAAAAAAGACAGTATGCTCAGTCAGATAGAGCAGGCTCTGCTCGCAAAAGATCTTGAAAAATTACGAGCAGTTAAAGATAAGATTACCACAATGCGCAGAGCTGGACTGGATCGTGCTGGCGAATATTCAGTGGAAAACGTGGTGTTTAAGATACTGCGTAATCTAGGTCTGATAGATCAAATCACTGAAAAGATAAGAGAGTTGGAAGATGCCCAACTCTCTTTAGAACAACAGACTGCTGTGTTAGATTAGTCTTTTCTGCCGCCGAACAGCTGTAGCAGATTCAGGAACAGATTAATAAAGTCCATGTACAGGGTCAACGCACCCGATACTTCCACAGCAGGGTTGGTATCCACTGAAACCATTTCACGGATCTGTTGTGTGTCATACGCAGTCAATCCCAAGAAGATAATGATAGCCAGAACTGAAATTACCATCTGCATGACTGTGCTGCCAATAAAGATGTTTACAATAGATGCAATGATAATGGCAATCAAGCCCACAATCATGAACTTGCCCATGCTGTCTAGACTGCGTTTGGTGAAGTAACCGTAACCGCTCATCACAGCAAACAGTATGGCTGCACCCATGAATGCACTAACAATACTGCCCATGGTAAACACAGCAAAGATCATTGCAAAGCTGAGACCCATCAAGGCTGCAAATCCATGTAGGCATAGTTGAGCAACTTCTTTGGTAGGATTGTTACCCAAGACATAGCTGACACCAAAGATTGCAGCCAAGGGTGCAAAGATCACGATCCATTTAAGCACACCTGTGAAAAAGAACTGTAGAAGTTCTGGGCTGGTGCCTACGAAGTAGCTGACCAGCATTGACACCAAAACTGCCAGGCTCATGTGTCCGTAGACACGACCCATGGCTGAGTTGACTTCTTCTGCTGAACGATAATTTAATGTACCGTCACTGACATAATTTGTTCCGAACATTTGGACTCCTTGTGGTTGATATAAGTTTAATTATACAGTACAATATTTACTAAGTCAACTCTTGATTGCGCCAAAAATCAGCAATTTTTGACCTTGACAATAAATACGCATATAACTAGGAATTCACATGCTGCATATCATCACAGACATTCGAGACAATCTCATGAATCTCATCAAAGACGATCCAGTACGGCCCGAATTGCCTGCGGATTTTCGTGTAAATTCAAACTCAAAAATCTTCGTGTTGCAGGACGATGAAACCCAGCAGCCCCTGGCAGTGACCTGCGTGAAGTTCCTAAATCAAATTCCTCACAATGTAGATGAATTAGCAGAGCTCACTGTGAATACCAATACTGCGGTGTTCTATACCATTTGGAGTTATGCTGCTGGTGCTGGCCGTAGACTGATAGAAGAAGCACAGCAAGAAATTCAGAAGCAACAGCCTGAAATTGACACTTACGTGACTCTGAGCCCTAAAACAGAAATGGCTCGCAGATTCCATCTGAAAAACGGTGCGGAAGTGTTCAGAGAAAACGCAGAAACAGTGAACTATCTGTACAGATAATTATTGACGTACTGTGGGTGTATACAGTTTCACAAAACCCTGCCATGTGTCGCCAGTTCTAGCTGACATACGATCAGCCAACTGTCGAGCTGTGTCTTCAGCTAGAACTCGCTGACGCTGTGTGAATCTTGTGCCAGTGAGATCCTGAGTTTTCACAGTCTGTCCTGTGATCATGTTGCGGGCCATGGGTAATAGATATTGTTCGCTCATATGAATATTTATACCAAATGCTGTGCAAGAACCATACAGCTTATCCACGCCCATATGGTGTTAAATCCCACAAGCGTAGGTAACAGTTTCTTTTCACTTGCCCAAATCAAGGTCAACGATGTGAACAGTGTAAAGAAGTACAGCCACCATATTGAAACACCAAAAATCAATCCGGGAACTATAATAGTGGCTTTGGCAAACCAGGATAGAAACTCCACGGTGTTATAGTCCGTCCAATATTCACGTTTGAACCACATGCCGTAGCATTCACGGATCTTGGCGAATGTGATGTGATTGTAGACCAAGTATAATAAGCATAAGGCAGCGAGATTTGCTGCGATTAGTTGTGTTAGTGTCATGATTTTCCTTGTTTGATGTTATAGACGTAGGCGACTGCACACACTGAGATGATCAGCAGAGTGGGCACTAAGATCAACCAAGTTACCATAGATCACACTGCCGTATTTTTTCAGCATCTTGTGTGGGGTCTCGTGAAAGATACACAACAGCAAACACCGCCCAAAACGCTAGGAATAAAATGTAGCCTATCATGGTTTCACCATGAACACAAACATCGAGACTATGCAAAACACTACCACAAACCACAGTGCGTACCCAGCCCATGCTTGTTGTTCCGCTTCTGTGGGCGGTGTTTCATCTTGTACCTTCTTCCAACCCATTTCTTCACTGCGATCTTTTAGAGGATCATATTTTACCATAGATTCTACTCCTTTGAGTGTATATATGCGATTTGAGATTCAGCGGTGTAATTCCTGGCGAAGCCGAGCGCAAAATTTTTTTTGTGCAGAGCACACAGCGCAGATTTTTAGCTGTCTTCCACACACTGTATGCGCCCGCCTAGAGCACGTTGATATATCTCAGCACAGCTCAACAGATTGAATGGAATAATCGCACCGTTGTCTAATATCAAGTGATAGCGCATGGTGTATTTACATGCTAGAACTATATATGTATATGTTAACTCTAGTAGACAGCACAGGTGAATATAACTGCACAGTGACCATCAAGGGTCCCATGGGTGTGATACGCATACACGATCTAGTATGGTGTCCTAAGGATAGACAAGACTTGTGGGAGATCTACTACTGGCAATCATACGCTGTGCTGCAAGGTGCGTATCACTGCTGTTTTAGCTTACCTGGTAAGGTACAGTTGTTGAGCTCGTAGTATCCACGGTGTTAAATGGGCTAGAAACATCACAAACCACATCACTGCCATTTCATAAGGCCAAGCACCGCATATGCTCATGGGCGTGAACACGCTGTAGATAAACCCTAGCAAGAATGCAGGAGCAGGAGCAAGACTCAGTATTGTGTATAGTGTTCGCATGAGAATATTTAGCAGCCCAAAATGGGTCTACAGGGCTAAAAAATACAGCGCAGTTTTTTTAAATAGCGCCTCGCAGTATGCTCATGGTGATTTCAGCGTCCGCTATACGATACACGTTGTAGCACTCTCGACGAATCCGCTTTAGACTGGGTTTGCTTCTGCGGCCACCTGCATCACTGCTTAATGGCTGTAACTGTAGTTGATTACTGGCTTCGTAGACCTTTATAACACGAGCTAGAATGATTCTATTGTGTTCTGTAACTAGGCAATGATCTCCGGGTGAGAGATGACAGCCAGCAATGTCTCTGTGTTGTAGTGTGTGCGTCATAGTAGAAAAAGAGTTTGAAGTTGGAAAAAATTTGCGGCGTAAAAAATTTGGGTGGAGTACTTTTCATTTCAAGGTGGTGATTTATGACCCCATAGCACTGTGTTAGCGCATACTAACATACTGTGCATATACCGGTCACCCCACCATGACCACCACCCACCCCTCACCCACCGACGATGCTCATTGACACTTCACTGTGACACCACACTGCTGCTGCCAGTTGGGCATCTGATCGAACAGGCTCTGGCCCTGAGATATCTTTGGATCGTAGGCTGTGTCTCTACGATCGTGTGTGGCGCAGCCCGTGACTGCTGCTGTGCTACAGAGCAGCAATACGCTGCAGATACGCTGTAATGTCTTCATGTACGTCCTCTACTTGATCTAGTTGTGCTGCTGTCATAAGCTCACGCATAACAACAGCACGGTTCTTATACGCAGGGGGCATAGCGTTAACCATAGCGTCCACTGCCTCTAGTGTATCACAGTTCCACAACAGCTTGCATATCTGCACGTCCTGCTTGCTGAGTCCTTGTAGTTGGATCATGCCTGTGCCTTCAAGTAATCACACATGTTCTGCCATGTGTTTACAGGTACCTCTATAGGTAAATCCGGGACAGCTACATGACTGTTCGGTGACTGTGTACGTTTGCCCTTTACTACCAATAACTGTACGTGCATTTGATTCTTTCTTAGTTGTGAATAGGTTCTTGTTGCCTGGCGTGAACTTCCTGCCTCTCTTGTCGAATCCTTTGATGGGATTCTTGAAGTAGAATGGAGTTGTTTCGCCCTTCTTTACATATGCTACTAGGTTGTTGCCGTCTAGTAGGTATGTGTGGGCGGGGAATTGGCCCCCTGTGGTTTCTACTAGAGCTTCCATGTTATTCAGCGTCGTAGTAGTCAGACACTCGCAGGGCCAAAACACCGCAATACATTGTCAGCAGTCCCACCACACTCACTGCCAGGGCACTAAGGAGCTCTGTGTCTGTAACACTCTGCTCTACGCCACCTACTGCGCCAAAGGTTACTAAAAGTCCTGTAATGAATACGAACATTGCTGTGCTGGATTTCATGTGTGCTCCTTAGTGTGTATGTGTTTATTATACGATCGTTTGGCTACTTTGTCAACCAAAAGCCCTAGGGCTTTTAGGGTTAATCCAACCTGCTGCCCGCATAGATATCTTCGATGCCCAGCTCTTGTTTCATCACTGCTGCGTAGGCCACAGCGCCGTGATCTGCTGCATCCACGCTCTGACCGTGCCACCAGCTGTTCCAAAGTTGCAGGCCGCCGGTGTAACTCTTGCGGAATCCCACGGCACTCAGGGCCTTGCCCAGCTTGGAGTTAGAACGTACCTTGTAGACGTTGACCCAAGCAAAGCCACATGCGCCCCCGTCTCTACCATTGAAATGCTTGTTGGAGAAAGCCTGTGCTGCTGCTCGGGCAGCTGCCATGGCCTTGTCGTGTGCTTGTTGAACTTGTGCTGCGTCGATAGTTGCTGTAGTCATTTCATGCTCCTTTGTGTGTGTATGTGTTTATTATACGATCAAGCTGCCAATTTGTCAACCAAAATAGTTTTCAACGGAACCCTCAATGCCCTCTTCAAAGGTGTCGCTGTAAAGTCCCTCAATGTCCTGCTCAAAGAACTCAGTCAGTTGTTTCTTAGAGGGGGTCTTGCCTGTGAGTTCCTTGGCGTACTCTTTGACTGCTTTGATAGCGGATTTAGGTACAGTGATAGTGATTTCCATAGTGTGCTCCTTGTTGCGATGTGTCAATTATACGGTCAAGCTGCCAATTTGTCAACCAAAATCAACTGTGGCTTTCCTACAACACGGCCCCCATTGATGTTAGCATACATCTCAGCCACTGCTCTCACGTAGAACTGCTGTTGGGTGCCATTGGGATATATCACTGTGTAGGCCATTACGCTCGCTCCAGGACACGCATGAGTTCGTTGTGCAGGTAATCAACCTCTGATTGATCCACGTAGAAATCAGTGCGGGGATCGTAGTAGGCTCCCTCTCGGACATCGTAGTAGAGTGGGCGGCCACCTATGTTGAACGGTCCCTCTAGGCCCTTGCGTGGAGTGTATCCCTGGAGCACATCGTTGACGATTCTGTAACCCATGTTATGCTCCAGCTATGGCGATCAGTACACCTGCAGTGATCATCAATGTGGCCTGGATCAAGCCTGTGATCCAACCAATGTAAACGACAGCTACGATTCCGATCAGCTTCAACATGGTTCGCTCCTTTGTTGCTAAGTGTTAATTATAACGCCGTCTTACCAAATTGTCAACCAATTTCTGTGTTGCAAAACTGCCACATCTTCAGTGCATCGCCCTTGAGCCCCATCAACACTCCCTCGTAGTCTCTGTAGGAACAGCAGGCCCACGTGCTTTGAGGACGGTAAACCCAACCATCGTGTTCCCGCTCGGTGTTGTGTTGAGTAACAATGCGGCGAGCAGTTGCTGCCTTCTTGTAATACTTCTCCATCCACCCGCTCTTGGTGTCGTATACTACCCATCCCATTGCATTCTCCTGCTGCTGTTGATGTTAGACGGGGATGTTTGATAGAAGAAACAGTTTTGAACCTGCCCTACCGTGCCGTCCACGGACTTGTCTATCAACCACATTACAGGCCAACTTGATCCGGCGTGCTCGTCCTCCCAGAGGCTCTGGGTGATCTGCTTTCGTGTATTCCAAGTAGAGCCTAGCCGTCACTAGGAATAGTTCTCTACTTGGGTACCTACCGGAGTTGGTAACCCCTAATCTCTAACTGTCTCTATTGTAACACCAGTTGCTCAAACTGTCAACCAAACGCTCGATATAACCCTACAAAGCCTATGGCTAATGCAATCACGTTTACCGTAAACTGCGGCAAGTTGCGAACACGGACAGTCCATGCTAGGAATGCCACTGTGCCCACAAATGCTGCGATGATGTTCCAGGGATATGCTTCGGGCCCCATTGCGTTCAACACATGCATGGCGATGATGGCCACTGCTCCGGTCCACTGTAGAATGTCATTTGTTTTGTTCATGTGTGTATTATAACACTGATGAGCCGATCTGTCAACCAAAATGACTAAAGCCCTTTCGGGCTGTAGGGTTATTACAGTTGTTCGATTTGAGCGGCTGCAAAATCTATTATATACACGCTGTGGTTGGCTTGTACAGGGTAAGCAGCGCAGGCAACAGAAGCTGCGGCAAATGTGTAGTAGAACTGGATTGCTTGTGTAGCTGTGTTAACGATTGCGTACATGGAGTGCCTTTTGTTGCTAAGTGTTAATTATAGCGCACTTTGTCCAAAATGTCAACCAGTTTGGGTGTTGTTTTTCTGCAACAGATCGGCGCCGTCTTCTTTGGCAACCACCACCTTACAGGGCGTAAGGTTTTGATTCAATCTTTCTATCAATCCCTGGGAATCCTGTCCCTGGCCTAAGAACTGGTTATCACTCTTGCGATACGCGAAGATCTCTGTGCCTACCTGCTCAAGTTTGACATCAACCACGGTGCTATCCGTGGCTCCCTCGTCATCATCCAGCTGCCATTCCTTGGATTGGATCTTGATCATAGCCCGGAGCAGGTCCTCTTCCGTGACCTTCAAGGCCTTGAGCAGCTGACGGAATCCATCAAGATGCACCTGTCTTGATGCCCGCCATCCTATGAAGATCCCTACGGCTGCTGCGATGATTAGTTCTATCATGTCCATATTTATATTATACTGCGGTTTGACTCAAATGTCAACCAAAAAAAGAGACCCTAGGGTTAGTAGGATCTCTGTTAAGGTTGCTGATTACCGGGAGCGAATCGGTTTATTCAGCAACAGCTGCTGCCTTCACGACAGTAGTTGTAGTTACCTTGGCAGCTGTGGCCGAAGGGTTCTTTTTGACTACGTATGCAACAGCGGCTTCGATAGCTGCGTTGCCCTTGCCAAAGCCAGTGGCGATCATGTGCTGACCGATCTCTGCCTTGGTCATCTCATGTGGAAGATCCACGAGCTGCACGTCCGAGTGACCGTTCTTGGCCAGGATCTTGACACGCATAGTGTCGTTAGCGAAGCGGACCTTGGTCTTGCCTTCGAATGTTGAAACGCCTGCTACAGCGAATTTCTTATCAGTTGCCATGTTGTTACCTCTTTCTGTGTGTGTTAAAAATATGCCAATCATTCAGCATGTTATTAGTATAGCATACCAAATCCAATCAGTCAACCATTCATTTTACCAAATTAACCTGAATAGTCACTGACTCTTTCTCGTCAAGGGCGGTGATGAACTCATCGTCAAAGACCAGATCCTGCATGGTAAGATCGATCATTTCCTCGACCCTAGCCATATCGGGTGTGCCCGTACCAGCACACTCAACTGTGAACTTGAAATTATAGATTCTGGGCATTTTCCCAAAACTCCTTGCGTAATTGAAACATGACCAATGCTTCCTCTTTAAGGTATACGGCACTCTTCTCTGAATCCCATGCCCAAACAGGTTGGATCCCATCGAAGTTGTCAGCCCGAGCCAGTGCTTGCTCTGCACTCGGACCAAACTGTGTCCAGAGCCAGTTGCGGACTCTGATCCACTGTTTGATCCTGACATCTGGACCACCGTAGAACTCAACCCTATGACTAAAGTAGTGATAGCCGTTGTAGTTGCGGTTGAGCTTGACTACATTCATTCTGCGATCAAAGCCTTCTTCTCGGCTCCGTCCTTGATCCAAGCAGTGAGTTCTTCTTCGTTCTCTGCTTCGTATTCCCGCATGCATTCTGAGATACCAAAGGCCTCATCCAGCTCAGGATGGTCACGCTCAATGTCATCAGCACTTAGGCCTTCGAGGTTGATCTCTTGATCACCGTGCTCATCGTAGGAGCCAGCATAGGCCATACCGCCTTCGTAATACATGGCGTTGACTCCAAAGCCCAACTCTACCAACTTGTCATAGGCGTAGACTGGTGGGCTCCAGGCGGAATCGAATGATGTGTGTAGCATCTTGCCATCAGGGTGGATATCAGTCTGACCATCACCACCTACATCCCACTTGGTTCCCCACTCACCCACGCAGTAGTCATACCAGTTGCCATAACCGTATTTCTCTAGATTCTCAGCGGTCTTGCGTTCCAGTTCTCTCTGCTCGTCACCGTCACCTACTCGTCCTGATACGATCTGAAGATCCGCTGGCACTGGAATGAACTCATTGAGGAACTCTCCGCGATCCAGTGCTTCTTTGGCACGAAGGATCATCGCTGGATCTTCGTGTGTGAGTGTTAGGTTGTTGTTGCACCAATTAGGCATGTTCGCTCCTTTGTTTAGTATTACTATTATACAACGATTCTTCCACATTGTCAACCAAAATCTGTTCCAATTTATCCGCAGATTTGGTTAGGATCTGTCCCATAGTCCGTTCCACTTTGATCCGGGCTGTGAGGCTCAAGGGTTCTTCCAGGGCCTTGACGGCTCGCTGAATGTATTCAAATTCCTGTGGGGTCATAGTCTTTCACCATTCGATATAAGGGGTCGATGATCTCCACGTGCTCAAGTTCGAAATCGTCTGTGGCCCAGTCCATCCATTCTTCGTTGAACACTTCCACTTCTCCATTCTGGAGCATCACTCGAGCCTGTTCCTCTGTGTCGCATTCAACCACATAGAGCTCTGAGATGATAGCATTACGCCAAAAAGTAAACTTCTTCATCGGTAATCTTTCTTTTCACCGTAGAGTTCGTTGTAGGTGTAGCCTGCTTGGTACTCTGCTACTTCGTCAGCGGTCAACTGATCAACACGCTTACCACTGTCGCCCCCCACACCACCATAGTGTGGATCACGTCTGCGACCGTAGTAGGAATCGGCACTGCCACGATCATACAGGCAACCATGGGTGCCTCTGACGAACTGCCAACCCTTCAGGGCCTGGACAACCTTCTCTTGCTCTTGTTCTGTGGTTAGTTTAATATACATCTTCGCTCCTATCATTTACTATACTCGTAGTATAACATCACGCAGCCAAATTGTCAACCAAAATCTCACGTGCTGGATAGGTGATCTTTCCCTCGTATTCCAGTTGTGATTTCTCGAACTCTGTAAGGTAGTCATCGGCCACAATCTCTGTGCCGATGATGTATTCCCTGAAGTAGGCCGTGTCCTCTTCAAATCGTCCACGCACTTGAGCCAAGATCGCTCCCACACCTTGATCACCTTGATCATAGTTTCGGATCACGTAGTCATTGCCGCCCTTCATCTTCCAGTACTGGGGGCATGAACCGGTACCGTCCCAATCGTGGGCGCCGTAGTTCTCTTGGACTTGGGTGGTGATCAACAGTTTGGACATCGTCAGCTCCTTATTCACTATACCTATAGTATAACACCAAGGATCCAATCTGTCAACCGTTTTTTGGAATAACCCTATGTACGTCTGGGTTTCAGCAGAGCCTGCGCTTCCTTGCGCAGTTGTCCCGCTTCCTTGTACAGCCGGTCGGCGTTCTGTGTCATCGCCTGTGATCGTTCCTTGGCCAGTTTGCCGCCGCCGAACTCACGATCGATGTAGTACTGGATCAGGATGTTCCTGATCATAACTGTGAGGTCACTGCCCGAGTCCTCAGGACAAATGAACCTCACAGGGCATCGGCCCCAACCACCGTACTCTAGGAACTCTGCGTAGTAGCGTCTGTGATCTTTGTTATAAGGATCGAAGGCCACTAAGGGCCTTGCGAAGTACTCTAATTTGCTCATCAACTATTTATTGTGGAGTAAGGACTGTGTTCTTCACTGTCCTCTACTCCCATCTCCTCTAGTTGCTGCAGAACCATCTCGATGGGGCACTCCAACAACGCAGCGATCATCTTAGCACTATGGCCTTCAATGTACAGTTGCTCGATATCGTATGCAAGTTCACTCATTTTACAGACTCCTTCATGACCTCTTGGGTCTTGCCCACAGCCTTATCAACAGCAGATGCCACACCTGAGATTCCCACAGTGGCTACGAACATGCCAGCGATGAATGCTAAAAGGATTTTCATTAGTCTTCACTCCATTCACGAAAGTTAGGTTTAGGATCATTGCGATGTTTAAAACGATACCACAACAGTTGCGGAATGCCCATGCGCCAAGCCCACAGCACATCCATCACTACAAGGCCTACTACAAATCCGATTATCAGTTCCACTCTACCGCTCCTTGCTTTCTTAATATATCTATATTATAACACCAATCTATCAAGATGTCAAGACCTAGATTACACGCACACGTAAGCAGCGGGGCCTGTGGCTAAAAAGCCACACCCCCTGGCACTCAAGCCGTCTCTGTCTCCGTCTCATAGATCACAGTCTGTCCAAATGGTGCATTCGCAGAGGTGTTGCCTTTGACGATAAAGATTGTATCGCAGTAGTCCTCATCACCCCAACTGCCACATGGGTAGCCGTCTGTGAACATAATGAACTTCTTGGGTTGGATCTGATTCTCTTCCATGAAGGTCCAGTTGACTTCGAAGTCTGTGCCACCGCCACCTTCTGGAACATATTCCTCTAGCTCATGAGCTTCGTCATGTGTTATAGTCTTCCAGTTGTAGATGTCTGTGTCAAAGCACCACAGGTTGATGCGGTAGTCTTCGTACTGGTCCATGATGCCTTTGATCTCGCTCAAGAACGCAGTTGCATCTTCTTCACCAATGCTTCCACTCATGTCAATAGCAATGGCCACGTCAATGGTAGTTGCTTCTTTCATGCCCGGAAGGATTGCGCCTGAGTGCATACTCTTGCGATTCACACGCTGAAAGGAGTAGTCGTTGCGAACAATGCTTTGGATCTCTTGTTGCACCAACTGGCGCCAATCGATCTTAGGCTCAGTCATAGACTTGATCATACGCATGATGCCTGCGGGGGTCTTGCCTGCACCAGCGGCCGCGGCACTTTGGATCATGGCTTCTTTGATCTCTTGACGCAGAGCTTCTGCTTCTTCTTTGCTGAGACTAGGCTTGCCCTTGCCGTCTTTGGTCTTGTCGCCTTCTGAGCCAACGCCTTCTTCTTCTTTGATGTGCTCGTCCAAGAGTTCACCAAGTTGTGCCAGCAGTTGCGACATAGGGATCTTCTCTGCTTTTTCGTAGAGCTCGTCGTAGATCTCTTCCCAAGCCATGCCACGATACTTTGGATCATAGCAGATCTTAACTTCGGTGATCTTCTCACCAATGCGTTCGTCTACAAGGATCTGGTTGACAGCGTAGTCTTGTGCGATGTTGCAGAGCATACGATCACGGCTACCAGCACGACCAAAGT